AAGCCATAAAATTAATTACAGCAATTTCAGTTTTAGAATATCGTGGTGGAACGTTAATAATTAACCGCTTTATCTCTCCGCGATAAACTTTCATCAAAGCTTCACAGATTTCTAAGTGGTGCCAGTTCTGCATCCATTTATAACCACGGCGCTCCTTAAACATGTACCTTGTGAAGAAATATAAATCTTCTTGCGCCTCGATCCGGATGGCTTTATCCCGAGCCGCATCAGTACTCATCTAAGACTTCCCTCCGCGCTTTTAAGTAATCTTCCATTGGAACTGGAATTTCTGAATTAACTGTTTGGACTGGACCGCCGTCTTTGCCTGTAATTTCTTTTCGATTGGTATAAAGTCCACCAACCTCTTTAGCTGCCTGCTCTAAAAGGCTCGGCACAATGACTGGGTTTTCTTTGAATTGTTCATGATCGATGAACCGTTGTAGACGCTTGAGGCGGTAGGCAATATTTGCGATTGGGATTGCGCTAAGGTTGTCGTTCATTTCCTTGCGCACTCTGTAGAACTCAGTTTTAAATTCTTCGCTTAAGTCCTGCCCTGTTTTCTTTGTTGGGTCGTATGCTTCACATTGCTGTTTGGTTACGGTGATACCAAATTCTTCTTGGACGCCTCTTGCTGTTTCACTAGGTGTCTCATAGGTAGCAAGTGACCGTACTATATAGAGTTTCACCCGTTTATTAAGCCTTGCCATTTATCTCTATCCGTCCAAGTACGTCCAAGTAGAGTGGCAAAAAAAATTTAAACCACCTTTAAGTTACAAGTGCCACAAGCGTAATGAACATCAGCACGTGTGAGCTGAGGCCTTTTATTAGCTGCTTCGACCATTCGTTTAACATCCTCAGTTGCTCCATATCGGCGAACAACACCTGTAAATTCTTCAACATCGTGACCTTGAATAGCTAACTTAGGCATACCAGTTTCTCTGTTATATGCTGGTGTTCCGTATTGGTCCTTCTTATGTGCAATGTGATAAAGCTCGTGTTCAACCAAAGCACAAAAGTTCACATCACTTGCTATACGTGAATATGAAGCATCAAAAGTAATTAAGTATTCAGGTAAATAATTGAACCACTGGATGTATTGTTCTTCTTGTCGTTCTTTCTTCCAACCACCAGCATTGATCATGACTTTTTCAGTAGTACCGATAACCTGACGTCCCTGCTTTTTAAAGCCAGATCTAGCCCACATCACAGCAATATCGGGATATCGAAATGAACGTAAGTGCATGTGATCAGGATTAAATAATTTCGATTTTGGATCTAGAAATACTTGTTTAATCCATTCCCATATTTCTGGAGCTGGTGCAAAGTTTGGTGTATCCATTTCAAAAAGCCATTCTGGAGGCATTGGACGAACAGGAACATGAAAGCCAACTTCGTTTTTCATAATTACTCCAGAAATAAAAAAACCTCCTTTTCGGAGGCTTATAATTAACTAGACTTCGATTCCTTATACGTCATAAAAGCATCTACATATGAAACAGGAATCTCAACAACTTCAAGCCTATAATTAGCTATTGATCTTTTTAGGGGAGAATCAAGCCAAGCTGTAGGTACTTCTTTTTTAATCTTTACACATCTATTTTCAATATTACCTTGATTAAATTGCTCTATTGCTTGAAGAAGATCTTTTTCTTCAAATAACTTAAATTCATGACCATATTTGGGAACTAAAATAGGTATACAACCACTGAGTTGATTTACAGCTTTTAAAGTATAATCTTTATTAGCCATATCCCCACCATTAAAACGTTTACCATGAATGAATGAGGCCGCATCTGCTTCTATTAAAACAAATTCAGGTTCAGTACCATATTTTTCGCTATAGTTCCTTCTAGCCTCTTCAATTCTATTTTCTACTGTCATTATTCTTTTCCAAAATTAAAAAAAATAATATATTTCGAAATTGTAAAAATATAAAGCCCCGCCAATAACTAGTATGTAGCGGAGCTTCTTGTGCCGTAATACGTCCGGCAAACGATAAAACTAGTTTTTAGGTGCTCTAAGAATAGTTAGTACTTTCTCTGACATGTCATGTAAGTCAGATCCAATTGGTAACCAGAAATGGAACACCGTATTGTCACGGTTGTAAATCTGTTTGTAGTACTCAGTTTTGAATGATGGATCAATGTCAGAAGCTTTTAGTAATCTGCCTTCTTTTTCTATCACTTGCCCATCCAAATCACCACCAACACAGATATTCATTTTGCTAACCAGCTTTTAATTAGACTGGACTATAGCATATAACTAAGCCATGCTCAGTCATCTATAGGTTTATGAATATTTAATATTAACGATAACCCAAAATATTCGTATATTCATCAATTTCCTTGTCTAGCTCTTTTATGAATTCTTCATCACTTGGATAACCAATATTTATCAGCATTAATCTCAGATATTTTAGAACCAATCTTTCCATATGCTCCAAAGAAAGACCTTGCTTCAATCCATCATTTATAACATGTTCTCGTATTTTAAAATGACTCAATTGTTCCTTGAGCTTTTCCAATTGTTTACTTTCCCCAAACATTTCGAACATTTGAATTTGAGAACTAAGAAAAGATTCTATTTTATCGATAATTTCACTCTTCATTTCTTTGCGATCTTCTTGGTTATTAATAATATTTAATTATACACAAAACAAAAAAGCCCACCAAATGATGAGCTTTAATACTAGTGCTTTACTTACACTTCGAACACTATAGCACGAATATGCCACACCCTGTATTTACAGTCAAGAAAATTGATTTTCAACTACAACTGTTTTTATAAACTTATCAAATTGAAAATGGGGATAACGAGATTTAATAAATGCTAAACCGCATTTAATGTCCTGTTGGATTTGCGACCCATAAGTATCATTACTCTTTGCGATGTCTCGTATAGACTCCCCCATTACATAATGCCACCAGATTGCCCCAATCCATTCATTAACAATCTCATCCTCGATAGTCTGAAGATCAAGTAGGAGTTTATGTATTGCCCGCGCTTCATTGTCATTTAACTCACAACAAGTACCCTTACGGCGAATACACAAGCGATCTTTTAAACTCTCATCCCCCATATACATAGCCATTAACTTTTCGCGTTGCTGTTGAGTGATGCGTTTAGTTGGCATCGTCTTAACTATTTTGACCATTGTTTCAGTATCGCCGTTAAGCCATGCCCCAAGCTGTCGGCACCATTCTTCAAAACTATATTTAGACCAATTGACCGCTTGTAAAATGTGTTGTTGCGCTGCCATATTCATAATCATCCCACCAATTGCTCAATTTGTTTAATCGCCACGCCTGCTTTCACTTGCTCAGTACTGAACCGTAAAACTGTAAAACCCATCATTGCTGCGGAGTTGTATTTCTCCATATCCCCTATGTAGCCCTTACCTCTTGTATGACGGCCTCCGCTCCAGATCCCGCCTTCCACCTCAATTAAAATTTTTGTACCAGTAATCAGAAAATCAGCTCTCCATTTGCGTTTTGGATGGAACTTATATTCCTGTTCAAAACCGATCTTGCATGCTCTTAAATGCGTTGCCAGAACCATTTCACCCACACTTGGTTGTCTGGCAACTTGCTTTGCTGAACGCCGCTTTTTATTTTTCTTTATCGGAAATAACTTGCGGTATTCAGCAATGCTGACTGATGACATCAAGCACCACCTTTGAGCACTTGCTCTATAGCTTTAAGGGTTCGAATCATTGCCATTTGTAGAAATTCATGATTGCCGCGCATGTCTTCTTCAACATACTGCAAAGCATATTGAGTCTCTTTTAATGCCCCATCTAAACGCTTTTGCAGCTCCTCCACTTTCGCTTGTTGTTCTTTTTGAATCTCCCAAGCCCACTTTCCAGATTTACCCTCAAACTCACTCATGGCTGGCTCCTTTTTCTGCATCACACATTTCACATTTATCTATATGCCCCCACCCATCATCTCGAATGAAGCCAAACCCCTTACAAGCCTTACATTTGACTTTCTTTTTCTCACCCACCAAGAAATATCGATCTTTCTGGTTGTAGGTAATATCAATAGAACCTGAGTAATAGCGCCTTAACGCCCCATCAATATGAAATTCGTGTGGACCTACACAAAACATCCACCCCGAATCCCCGCCGCACTTTGTAAACCATGTGAAATATGCTTCTCTCCATTTCACATAACGGCCAGACAGATGAGGAGTCAACAATTCAATTAAACGTGCTCTAAGCATCTCCATGCTTGCTGACATATCTCCATAGTGATATTCAAGATCGTAGCTATACTCGCCTGTGTTATATCTAGTTGGCATGAGATTCACCGCCTCCGTATATTGATTCGTGGTCGCGGATAGCAGTCATCACACGCTTAATTGAAATGGAACCATCTGGAATGAAGTCGCAAAAATCATCAAGAAAGCTCAATCTCCCATTTCCCACCATGCGAACATGCGTGTAACCAACATGCTTATCTGTCGTAATGAATGCAGGCGTTAGCTTCTCAACTCCACCTAAATCGTTGATGATTTTCAAAGACTCCACCAGACGTTTAAGCTCAACCAAATCTACAAAATACTTCTCACGATCTGCTGGGCTGATTTCTACACTTTGACCACATTGGAACTCATAACCCTCGTTCCATTCAGTTGCGTTATCGGGTGCTGAATCTACGATTTCCTTCGCGTATTGCAGTCCTTTATCTCTAATCAATTTAGTTGCTTTCATGGCTGGCTCCTTTCTCATCTAGCTCTTTACGCGCCAACCACCACAAAACCACCGCACCGCAAAGTACTGCTGTTACACACGAAATGAGTAAGCCACAGCTTAAAATCTCGAATTTAGTCATGATCCTGCCCCACCAAAACGCAAGTCATCCCAGTCACACTCAACTACTGTCAAACCATCATGTTGAAACCGAGACCATAAACGGTCCCCTAAGTTTTCCTTCAAACCTTGCGCCTTTTCTGTAGATTCAAGCGTCATGTTTGAAATTAAAACTGTCGGCTTTTTTCCGTCATAACGTGCATATAAAACTTTATGAACGAGCTGCAATCGACTCTCGTGTTGGTCGTGCAAACCGTATTCATCCAATATCAATAAATCACAGTCCGTGAAGCGAAATATTGCATTTGCTTCATTGTCATCGGGCTTTGTCCATGCAGTGGCAATTTCATTTGCCATGTCTTCTGAGGTGACGTAACGAACATAACTCCGCTTGTCTAAAACGTTACGAGCAATAGCACATGCAAGATGGGTTTTGCCTGTTCCTGTACGCCCAACCATAATCAGATTGCGCTTCTTCCCTGAATTAAAATCTTGAACAAATTTATGGCAAGCAGCTTTAGCTTCTTTCTGCGGATCAATACTCACCACATAATTTTTAAATCCGCTTTCCTTGTGGCGCTCAGGGAGTTTTGCTCCGGCAAAATGTTTCTCGCGTACCATAAGGTTGACTTGGTGTGCGTGTTCAATTTGTGATTTCACATACGCTTCATTTGCACATGTTTGGCAAACTGGACGACCAATTAGTAAAACCATTAACTCATTGTGTTTAGGGCAAAACTGATTAGTTTGTACCAGCTCAGTTTTGAATTGTTTGCTCAATGCATTCATAGCATCTCCCCTACATCGATATCATCTGTGGCTGGTGCATACTGTTTTGCATCACCCCAAGCACTGTTTACGTCTCTTGCTGGTGCAGTTTTCATTGGTGAGTTTTGTTTTTTAGGTCTTATCGACTTTGTGAATTCCTGAATTAACCAAGTTGCAAACTTTCGAGTTCGTTGGTTTTCCGTGAGATCAATTTTGTTTTCCCAGTGAGCATTGAAGTTGCCAAGATGAAATTCATAATTTGGCATTTTTAAAACCTGCTCTGCTTGTGTACTCACTTGTGAAGTCCTAAGAACATTCAGCAATAGTTCACGATTTGGTTTCCAAGACTCCTCGGCCGCTGAAAAATTTTCAACCGCGTTTTGTGTGTGAGTATTTTCTTGTTCCTGCTCCTGCTCCTGTTCCTGTTCCTGGCTTCGAAGGGGCTTTGAAGGGGCTTGTAAGGGGCTATCTATTTTGGCGTTTTCGCCACGCTTTTGAGTCATACAAAATGCTTGTGCATATTTATCGAAAAAGCTTGATAAATAAGGGCTTGACGGCAATGAATCATACTCTTTTTGCACGTTCTTACAGCGGTTATCGGCTGGCTTTAATGACTCAGCTACTTGAAAACGTGCCATCTCGTGCACCCAGACTGTCTCCGTGGCTTCGTCATAGCTACAAAACCCCGCTTCACAGGCTCTTTGAAGCCCCTTAGAAGCCCCTTCAAAGCCCAATCCAGTTTCATGAGCAACATATAAAAGGGGCATGTAATACAAGCCAAGCATGTTCGCGTGAGGGCTTGTCATTAAATACATAGCGACAATTAAGCCTTCATGTGTTTGACGAAGCTTTTTGCCCGTAGTTCCCGTCCAGAAATGTGGTGAGACTTTCCCATAGTCACGCATGGTTATTTATCTCCTTTAAAGGGTGTTCGAAGGGGCTTTGAAGAGGCGATAATAGTCATTACTTACCCCTTCCAAGCTTCACTAATCCGCGCATTTCCAACTGACGAATAATTCTTGGAGGAATAAATTCGTTGTTGATTTTGTAGCGAATACGAGACTTTTCTTTCACCTGAATTAGTTTGTGCCCATCCTCCATGAGACGGCGAACTGCTATAGCCTGCCCCCCCATATGGGTTAATTCTTCAAGTTGATAAAATCTTTCCTGAGCCTCAATTGCGGCATTCATAACTGAAAGCGGCATGGCTGCTAATTCTTTAGCCGAATAGATCTTTACTGGTTGTTCCAGTGGAATTACCACCTCTAGCGGTGTGGTGGAAACGGAAATATCCTGTTTTCTTCTTGCTGCATATCTCACTTTTCACCATCCTTTGGCTTAACATAGCCACCAAACGAATCAACCAAACACGC